TAATAATATCATTATCTCTATAATATTGCAATAGCTCTGGAACAGTCCAGTCTGGTTTGACTTTTCCACTTTCAATTTCACTTGTTAGTTGGCTGGTCGTTGCAACCAAGCCAACTAATAGTGGACTATTATCAAACTCAAAAAGTCTCATATTATCTTTTTGCGCGGCCAACAGAACCCAAATCTTCTGGTTCTTCGTCACCCATATTCAAGTCAACTTCTTCTTCGCCACCGTCTGGTAGTTCTTCAGTAGCATCCATGCTGAAATCTTCTTCACCGCCTAAATCGCCACCGATATCAGCGCCGGCGTCAAAAGCTTCAGCACCACCTTGACCGGTGATACCATTTACAGCGTTTTTCATTGTTGTTTGGCTTTGTGTTAATGCGGCTTGTAATGAAGTCAATGCTTCTGTAGCTTGTTGTTGGAATGTTGAACTCTCGTTAACACCGATTTCAGATTGAACTGAATCAACAAGTGCAGGTAGTTCTTTAACAATCATATCAGAAACTTGCTCAACCATCTTCTGAATAGAGTCAACCATATCTTGTGCGGCTAGAATAGTCTGTGACTTTTCTACTTCTTCGTTCTCAACAACGATACGAGGACGCTGTAGGCTCAAGTAAGCAAATTGCTTACTCAATGCTTGTTCCATGAAAACTAGTTTCATGTATGAACTGTTACCTTGACTTTCGTAGAATTGGTGTGAAGCTTTTGATTCATTCATCAAGCCTCTAACTCTATTAAGCATAGTACGCACTTGTGCATAGCTCATTTTGCTAACATCAATGGATGTACCATAATGTTCTTTAAGTGCTCGTTGAGCACTTTGTACTGGTTGTTTGTCAAAATCTGTTAATTTCATAGTTGTGGTCCCAAAGACTAATATAATATATTTATCACTTTTGGCTTTAATGTGCGGTTTTTAATTTAAACTGATGCTTCTGCCAATAGTCGGATTGTCCAACATAACTCTCTAATTCCTGATACATTGTACTGCGTCTGAATTTATCTTCGTTTAATTTAGCTAGGAATATCAGTTTATCGTCTGTATTTTTTGCTTTTTTAAACAGATTTTTATGTACATTTATCTGTACTTCTTCATTTGATATGCTTCTATCCAATGTTATAATACGGTCTGCTAATACATATTTGCCTCGTTTATCAAATATACACCAGCAAATTGCGTTCCTCATACTAGAAAAAGAATGTACCAAATCACCATTAGATAATACTACATCAATATCAGTTTTACTGTTCTTTTTAACAAAATATCGTTTGAATACAACATAGTCATCTTTAGATATTTCAAATATAGAAATGTCTTGTAAATCTTCCATTTCCTTTGTAGAAAACATTCTATTGAATTTGTGTTCTAGTTCAATATCATTAATCATTTTCGCCCACCTTAAAATATATGTTTCTAAGTTCATCTGTTGAATCTAAAAATGCAGGAAGCTTATTCCATGCTGTGTTTGTTTTAATCATAGGTACTTGGTCACAATCACTGTATAATGATCCTAATTCTGATATACCATCATTGAACACGCTAGGATGTTGTATGGTAAAACTAAAGGTCCAACAATTTAGTTCTTCAGACTCATCTTCAAAAAGAAATCCAAAATTATTAAAATCACTAAATTTTATTTTAATAAGTTTAGGTGTAGTAATCATCTCTGGTTGCGAACGCAATGAAATTGCTTGTATTACTGTATCAAAATTACATTGTGTATTTCTTTTATGTAACCATATATCAGGATCATCTTCGGGTCCTGGTCGGCTTCTATTAATCACACCAGTTTGTGTAATGTCAAAAAGGGTGTAGCAATTTACTGTAAAACTCATATATGTATTTAGAGGCAAAAAAAATCCGAGAATAAATCTCGGATTCTTCTGAAGTTTAAACTTCTGATTAGCTTGCGCTTGTAGCTGTAGAAGCTAAACGGAAACCAACGTTAGTTACTGTAGCACCACTTAGGTCATAACCGTTAACTGTACCTAAAGCACGAATTTGTGTTTGTAGTGTAGCGGCTGTGTAAGCGCCAACTGGGTAAACAGCAACAGACATGTTTGTAACGTTTGATGTAGCGGCAACGCTGTACATCATAACTGTAGCCAATTGCTCAATAGAAACCATAACTTGTGCAACCATCTCGTCAACACCTAATTGTGTTGTAGGAGCCGCGCCTAAGTCAAAACCGAAGAAGTCCATTGCTGGACCGATAAAGTTTGTAGTTGTGCCGTCAGCCGCAGTAGATGATGCTACTGGACCGTTCTGTACGTCCATTGCGAATACTGGTTGTGCATCGCCGTGTGTTCTTGTAAATCCTGCCATGATAATTTTCCTTTAAATTGTTTGAATCATATAGATTCATACTATTATTTATGCCTGGCACAAAAAAATCCAGGATTTGGGCTTATCTTCCGGCTAGATTTTGGCGACTAAAGCCCATTCTATCTACAAATTTGAGTCCGTTACTAACGAAACCCTCTTGGGTTTGTGTACCGTCTTGTAGATAGCCCTTAACAGGACTTGCTTCTGCGGCTTTATTGAGTTGGTCTACAATAGCCATCTTCAACTGATATAAGCTAGCCCAGATAGTAAATGCACCTATTAGTCCTGCTTTATTAGCTTCTAAATGCTGTGTTAACTTTGTTTTCATAGAATCGGTCATTGGTCGACTATTAAAGTATTCCATAAAGCCGTCTACTAGATTGTTCAAGTCACCTGCAATAATCTTCTTATTAATATAAGTTGTAAATAACCCTCTGAATGTACTAGCCGCTTGTGGTGCTGTAGTCAACAATTTATCTACTGCTGGCCCATACTTCTTAATATCACTGTTAGCTTTATTAACTAATTTACTGCTTATTTTTAGATTAGGAGTAATAGGCATTTTTGCAGGAACAATAGCTACATTGCTATTATTCTTTAATGTACCTATAGTACCATCCAATGGAGTAGCTTCATCTGTTGTAGAAGCAGTAGCAGGAATAAACTGATGTACAACTATTGCGGCTTGCTTGCCTTTAAACAATTGTCCAACTTCGCTATTTGCATCGACTGTGTATGTGATACCGTTAGGGTTAGCCCTAAATTTATACATACCATTTTGGTCTTGTAACGGTTGACTGAATAATAAGTCACCCCAATAGTAGCCTTTGCTTCTATCTGACTTTTCTAAGCCTGGCCAGATTTCAGCAATTAGTTGATGTAATCCTGAACGGTCAACACCACGAGCTTGGTCGTACTGAACAAATTGTTCAGGGCTGAATACTTGACGACCGGATAAGTCTTTCTTATTGAACATATGCTTGTCCATAATACTGAACTTACCGTTCGTTCCACGACCGAATATCAATGCAGGATATCCATCCCACTTGATAGTAACTGTCGCTGGATTTTTAACTGTATCGACTGAAGCTTGAACAGCACGATTTGCCCCCTGTGTCCCGTCTAAAAATATTAAATCCTCAGGATGATCCAAATGTCCTTTAGCTTCGTTAAGAGACAATTGGTCAATCTTGGATTTTAATATTGATAGGGATTCAGATAGGCTCATTCTTACTGTTCTTCTTTAGTGATTTTGCAAATTTAGTTTGATCCTTGCTTTTGATAGCATGTAGCAATTTTCTTTCTAATATCTCAGCCTGTTCCGGCGTATAGTGTTTATTAATCATTTCTATCAAATTAATTGCACTAGTAATAATGTTATGGCCACGGCTTTCAATAATGTGACTTGTATCACGATTATTACCAATGGACTCTAATTCTTCCAATAGGCTGCGAGTTTGTTTTTGCATGATATAGTATTTAGTCTTACTTCTTTAAACTGTTGAGTAAACTTTTAAGTTTTGAACCCTGTACATCCGCAACAACTTTTTTGTTTAACGGTTCTAATATTTCACCTGTTGTCTGGTCAATGATAGGCTCTGTTGAGACTAGTGTAGACTGTGCTTTTACTTGATTCATAATGTCATTAGGACTAGGAGCAGGTCTGTATTTTGCTTGCTGATCCGCATACCCATCTGGATCGCTATCACTAATACGCATTGTTTCAATATCGTAATCTAAGTCAATTTTCATACCTACACCTGTTGAACTGCGACTTTTCATACATTGAATCTGATACTTACCGCGCTCACGCATACTACGACTTGTAAAGATACCAAACACATTATCTGCTGTATTAATCTTTGAGATACCACCAGCAATGTGTGAGTGGTCAAACTCAATCTCATCAACAGCACTACGATTCAACTGTGAAGCTGTCACTAATAAGATTCCCATCTCTTTAGCTAAGTTACGCAATTCTTCAGCAACATACTTGTCTTTAATAAACTGATCGTTAGGATTAACTTTAACAGATACAGGCATCACCAAGTCTAAGTAGTCAACCATCACAAAGTCAATTTTGATACCTGTTTGAATTTGTACTTCTTTCAAGTAAGCACGAATGTCATTCACATTGCTTTGTGCAGGCAATCCTTTAACACGATACTTACCTGACTTCTTACCTACCATCTTAACTTTCAGATCGGTTGTATCAATATCTTTACGAATTGCTTTAGTACCCATCTGTGTCAACATAGCATCAGTACGCAACGATGTAAGTTCTTCGCTCAATTCAAGTGTGATATAAACACCACTCATACCTGCTTGTAACCAGTTCAACGCAATGTTCATCATAACCAATGACTTACCTGAACCAGAGCCACCTGCAAAGATGTTGAGTTCACCTCGACTCATACCACCATATAAGATACGATCCATCTGTGGCCAGCCCGTCGAGACTTGTCCACCTGCATTGAAGTATTTGTTAATACGACTTTTAGGATCAAAGAAATAGTCTGTACCCATGTCTCGTTGTAAACTAATCTGTACTGCATCTTTGATTAGTTTCTCAACCGGACTAAAGTCACCCTTCTCAAGTAAGTCTGCCGCTTTAAGAATAGCACGTTCTAGTTCTTGTCGTTTAGTGAATGCTTCAAACGCATCAAAGAACCATTCGTTGTGTCCTTCGCTCATTTCAGGGATAGGTTCAATCTCTACGCCTGTCATTGCTTTAATCTGATTTACATCAGGTAAAACTTTATATCTGTCTGTGTGTTCTTTGAACATATCTGCGACTGGACGCAAACTCTTATCAAAGTTTTCACTGTTCATAATGTTCATAACCCGAGTATATAACTCAGCGTTAGTCATCATCATTCGTAAAAATAGTTTTTGTACTTCCGGTGTGTAATCAATTTGCTTTTTAGAATCCGTTTTGTTTCCCAATTTTCTTCCTTTGTATTTCTATTTTAATTTTGCTCATTGTAGCAGACTGTAATATACTAAGTAAAGTAGGTAGTCTACCGTATT